ATCGTTGGCGTCGCTGGAATCAATGACGGCAGCCTTCGCGAGGCTGGTACCGTCCTTGACGCCGGCGCCGGCGCTCGTAGCCCAGATTGTGGCGGGCGTGGCCATGCACTAACCCTCAATGGCGCCATACCGCCAGGGATTCACGGCGATGCACAGAAACACATCCCGGAGTGTCCAGTTGTTCGCCTCGAACTGAGCGATCAGTGTGGAGGATTCTGAGAGCACCGCAAGTAATTGCCCAACTGTCAGTGGGGGACGCCCATCATCCGGTGAGCCATCCACAATCTGCTCGGCTGGATCGAGGCCGGCGATGATTTCGTCGATGCCCTGGGCAAAGTATTGCGCTTTGGCTGCCCAGAGTCGGTGCACCAACTGACAGAGGTCGTCCGCCAGCGGTCGCACCGTCTCGTTACAGTACGTCGCCAGTTGTGTATTCTCGATTGGCATTTTTCACCTTTTTAGATGTACACCGTCACCTTGCCGTTGGTATCGGGACTAGTAGTCCCAGCGGTACCCGCCTCTTGCACACAGGCCACACTTATTGCCGTGTCAAAAGCCCAGCCGACAGGTTGGACCCAAGTCGCTTTCTGTCCAGCGGGGGCGAAAACAAGCAATTCAGGGGCCGTCTCTCCAACATCAGGCGCAGCGACGTTGTAAATCTTCACGAAAACCGGGTAAGTCGTGTTGGCCCTGTTGTCGATTATCACGGCGTAGACCGTGCCTGCCGACGCGGTTACCGCATGGTAGTTGGCATTCGCCTCATCTATCTCAACGATCTCACTTCCCCGAGTTGAGGGAACCGTTGTTTTCTCCATTGCTGTCGCCATCAGGCACCTCCATCCGTCGTGATATAGACATTGTAAGGAGTCGTCGGATCGGTCGTGCCCGAAGTGCCCGCATCCGTCGTCGATGCAAAGCTCAATCCTTCACTAAAGGCGACGCCGTTCGGACAAACAACGCAGGCATCTTCGCTAGCCGCGATCGGGAACTGACACCAAGGGCCGTCGGTTCCGACCACCGGGTCTTTATCGTTCCACAGTTTGAGGTAAACAATCGAAGCATCCTCATTTGTCAGGAAGATAGCTTTCAGATTAGTCGGCCCTTGGTCGATGTTGTCGCTAGCCGTAGCGTCAACATCGTCGTCGAAGGCACAATTCATTCCCAGGGTCTTGCCGTTGTGATACATGCTTAGTCCGGCCATGTCTCACTCTCCTTTCTGTATCCATTCTATTTCGGCCGCATGAGGTCGCCCGCTTTGTCGCACCGATTCTGGCGTCTTGGCGTTCGGTTGGTCATATATCTTCCTCAACCGTTCAAACTCTGTTCTCCACGGCTCAGGACCAGCCTTCCAGGCGACAGGGATACGGTTCGGCGGGTGCTTTCCAGCTTCGGCCATTCGTACGTCTACTAGGATTCGGATGATGAGAACTGGATCATCCATTAACAAGTGGCCACAACGAGCGGCCATGTATTTCATGCCATCGGCAAAGGCCAAGCCATTTTCGGTCATTGGCTGGCTGATTCGTTCTGGCTGTGGCACTTGGTTCGGAGCTTGGACTAGCGCCCGTCTCTGCTGCCGCACGCCGTGCAACTTAACCATCAATACGCTCCGAAAATGTCATCGTAGGCTCTAATATTTGCCCTTTCATAGTCCCGCATGGCTATTAGCGTGTCCACTGAATCGACGCCAAAATCTCCACCAAATTCATCCTGTCTTCTTTGTAGCGTCCGTTGCCACGCCTCCGGTGGCGGCGGATACACGACGGGCACGTCGCCGAACATTAGGGCCTGGAGTAAGTTGATTCCGTCTATGACCTCACCCCGCTGGCTCATACTGTTTGGAATTCGGTTCGCTTCGCAAGGGAGTCCCTGTTGTACCATCAGCGTGATTGAGCCCGGCTGTGAACGATCGGCTACCGTGCCGATTATCGGTTCCCGACCGGATATCGCCAGGATGTCGCGAGCGTGATTGAGGATCGAAAGGCCATGTGCAGCCGCGTGCAATATGTACATCTCCCGGTATACATGAATGTGTCCGCTTAGATCGAAATGCGAACAAAGGTAACGAATTGTGTCACAGGTGTGATTATTCCGATCGGCCGGCCGGCCTGAATCCGTCCAGCCATAGCCAGTCAACTCCCGCCAGGTGTTCGGGCACGCCCTGACATCGACAGAAAACCCCGGTTCGCCCCTTTTGTGAGCAACCCAGAGGCATACAAACGGATCGACTCCGCCCCAATCCAGACCACGATACAAGTCATAGCCACTGTCGATCAGAACCGGCAATTCCAGGCTGCGATCATGCTTATCACGGATGAGCATCGGATAGACCTTACCCGTGGGCATCTGGAATGCTTCTTCAGGCGTTGCTGGGAACTCCTGCTTGAAATAAATTTCGTCTCCGCGAAAGTTTCCCGCAATCTGTCGCCGACGCCAGGCCAGTTGTCCATCATCGAGATGGAAAGTTTCGATCAGCCAGTTTTCGTAGTCGGTTTTCTCATCAAGCTCAACGCCTGTTAAGCGGTATCCAGTGTCCTCAAACCACGGAGAAAAGAACGCCAAGTAGTTCCCTTCACCGTTCTCTGCGATCTCCCATCGCTGTTTGAACTCTCCTGTAAGGTCGAGCATATTAGCCGTGCTTTCGATAATGATGATCGAGTTCGGATTTTCAGGGACAGATTGCAGGACTGAGGCAAGTTGGTCTTGAACCGGAATGCGTGTGTTTTGCCACTTCGCCATTTCGGAGAGGTGCAGGGCATTTGTATTGGCCCCCGAGCTCACATGGAGACCTCCAGCCGTTCGGGTGCTCATATCGCTATCATGCTCCCAGCGGATCGGATTCATCTTGCCCACCGGCTGCAATCTGCCTCGATAGAGACTGAAAACACGCTCGCTGATTTCATGGATGTCAGTCGTGCTGTCTTCGGTATGAGCAATCGTCCGTGCTTTCCAGTGGGCAGTGAATTGGCACAAGAAAGCGAACAACAATTGCACAAAGGTCGAACATCCTTCCTTGCGAGCCTTAAGGACAATCGTGCGGATCGGCTCCTTTCGCTTTGCCTGAGCCAGCAAAACGGCGAAGAGCCGCTCCTGCATCGCGTTCAGGTGAAAAGTCTCGATATCACCATCCTTGTTCTTAATTTTGTAATTACCCTGCGCGCACCACAGCCAGAAGCTCCGCAACTTGTCGGCCATCGGCGTGCCGGTCCCGAAAACTTCCATTCAAGTCTCCGCCCAAACAAAAGGGGCGCGACGGATAAACCGCGCGCCCCAGTACAGGCTCGGTGGTACTGCACCTATAAGCCGACGATCAGACGGCCGGTGCCTGCTTTGTTTGGGCCATTATGGTTGAGAGATTGTAGTCTCCGCCTCGATTTCTGCTAGTCGCTTTCGCGCCTTCGCTATTCGTTTTCTATCCGGTTTCGATTCTGCGATCTCGTGGTCGGCTTCATCTTCCAGGTCTGCGGCCATCTCCACGCTACGGCTCAACGCCCGCAGCATCGTTTGGATTATCCTAAGTCGCTCGGTTGGTCTACGTCGTTCGACGCCAGATTCCTCAGTGGTAGCCAACAGGCTCAATTCGGCGATTGTCTCCCCCAGTTTTTGGGCATTTTCGTCTGACAATTCTATGAGCATGGCGTCCATTAGACTCTCAAGATGAGTCAGGAGATCGCCTCTTTTCGTCCGTTTCAATTTCCGTCGGAGTCTGACTGAATCTTGCATCACTCGAATAATTCCATCAAGCGCGCGCAGTCGCGCACGCGGTCTGTTGTGCCGATTGCCGGCCATTTCCAACAGTGCGGCGACAAGACGCTCCATTACGCTAGCGTCCAAGCTCTCATACATGCGGATCGCGCGTGCTCCGATATGACGAGCTAGGCTGGCCCGCTGTTCGCCCCCTTCAATTCGAGCGACGTAAATTTTCAACTCTTCGACGCTTTGTGGCGATTCCTTTACGGCCTCTTTGTTCTTTATCTGCATGATTACGGGCAACTAAAGACCTCAAAGAGGGCGGACAGCAACCCCGTTAGGAAATCACCGAGTGGCCCGAAAGTGCCGGTCAGTAAGGCCACGATCAGAAATACCAAGAAATCCACGTCATTCTCCTAAAGAGTGAAACCCGCACCGAGCGTTGGCCAAGGAGCAAGCCTCGGTCCCGCGGCGCACGGCCAAGGGAACTCGGTGCGGGCTTCATGGTCCACGAATATTGTCTGATTCACCCCGAATCAAAGCTGTAAGTTCCCCTGACGCGAGAGGTGTCTGCCGATGCACGATTACGTCGGAATTGAAGTGAACAGCGGCGCGATCCAATAGGCTATCCCAGTCCAAACCTTGCTCTACCGCCAGGTCGCACAACTGAGACTTCGACAGCCCATAGGCTGACCATTCTGGTGTCCACTCAGTCGGTGCGAGCTTCATGGTTCACTCGTTGCGCGTTGCATCACGAGCTGCCGTATCTCGGCAATCTGCCGTTCGATCGATTCCCAGTGCCGAGCAGACACCGCGTTCATCTGCTCGATTGCTTTGTATCGGCCTTGAAGCTCACCGACCTCTTGTGATGTTCTTAAATCAGATTCATCAAGCCGTGTGAAGTGATTTTCGGCCATCGTCACCCATGTCAAGCCGGCGCCTGCGGCCACGGGAACGACGACGAGAAGGCAAGCCAAGAGCGTTCGCGCTGTCCGGTTATTCCCGATTGCTTCGGTGAACTTGGTCATTGCGCAGAAACAATACCTGTTTCGGCGGCTTTGTCAAGATAGTTAGCATCGGCGCAGCTTTTTGTCCGGCTTGAACGTACCCCGCGTGATGCTAATGATGCAGCCCTTCGGGATGCGCCAGACCGTTCCGTAAGTGGCGGACTCGTCATCAGATAGGGTTACGCGCTCCATAGAAAGTAGGAATTCATCTTGCCGATCCTGCACGACATACCCGATGAACTCCTCCACATCAACCGGTTTGCGCAGACTTTCCATGCCTATCCATCTGGAGTAAGAACAGGCGTCACGCCATTTGACTTCGACCAGATCGCCAGGCGAATATCGAGGCTTGGAACTCATTTACCACTTCGGCCCATCTTTAGCAGGGCATGCCGGCCAGTAATCATCCCGAGCCCGAGCAGCACCTTCTCGCTCGACAGCAACGTAGTCAGAGAGAACGAGAATTGCTCTCCATCTGAGAAGCAGGCCTCAATGATCCCCGCTGCTAGCGTCACGATCCCGATCCAAAACGTCTTCGTCTTCAACAAGTCCATCAAAATGATCCTTTGCAAAAAATGGTCAGCATCGGACTGGGCCAAGTGACAAATCCTGGCCCAGTCCGATAGCCCAGAGGATAACAAAAAGAGGAAAGCTGGCGCACTCTCGTGGGCCAGCCGGGATGTTCCGTGGAACAGTGCCCGCGAGTCCTCTATTCTCGTTCTTGCGAAAAGCCTTTCGAGCAATCCGCAGCATCGTGTAAATCCTCTATGACAGCATCCAGTGTGGCGTCGGCTACGTCCTCACCGGGGCCGACTTCGACGCTCAGCTTGGCTGCCGTGGCGTGGTAGTGGAAATGAAGCGGAATCTGGCAGCCGGTAATCAGCACCAGAAGCGCACAGATTGGCGCCAGCCAGCGGCTACTCATCGTGCTTGGCCGTATTCGGGGTCAGATGCGTTGGGTAGGTCGTCGGGTCATCTTCACTCATCCTTTGGAGGCAGTCGCCACATAGGTGGCGTTCCTCTGGGAGTTCAAACATAATGCTGCAGGGCTTACCGCAGCGATCACATTTGGGGCTCGGACCAGGTACTTTGGCGATAGACATATCCGGCCTCACTCCTACTTGTTTCCCTTTCGCGCTTGGCCTATCCTGTAAGCAATGCGGTAACCCGCAGGTGGATGGCCCGTAAGGGCTAGCGTGGGCAGACGCCCGAAGAAGGCGCTGCCCATTTTTAATGTCAGTCAGCCTCACCCTGGGGCACGATGATCTCGCCGAAGCCGCTGGAGCCGCTGACGTTGAACGCCTGGCCGGCGATGTGGCCGGTACCCCAGATGAAGATGAGCCGGCCGGATACGCCGAGTTCCTGGAGCGCCTTGACGCTGGCCTCCACTTCGTCGATACGATCCTCGATGGGCACGTTCCGGCTCACGCAACCAGACAGCGCCAGAACGGCCGCTAGGGCTATCAGGTACTTCATGGTTTCTCCTTTGCTAGTTGAGCGCGATAGTTTCTCTCTAAGTTGTTCCACATCGCCTGCGGTACACCGGTGGCTCTCTCAAGCAACACAGCGATCTCAGCCGTGACCGGAGCGTCGCCCGCGATGATCGCCTCGATCTCTTGGTAAGAAGGGGTCATGCGGTATTGAAGCTGAACGATACCGACGCCTTGGGCGCGCATGAGCTCTCGCAGCGTCTCCCCCGGCGGAACGGCGTAGTAGGGTAGGATGTCCGGGCTATTTGCCATTGCTCGCCTGATCCCAGCCCTGCTTGAATACCCACAAGTGATCCCACCAGTGACGTGCTGCGCGCTTCTCGGTGCGCACACGCCCCGTCTCCGGTTCTGGCACCTCGGGATAGAAGCACAGATGGGCCGGCCCCGGCGCGTTGCGCAGGAAGGAGCCGCACAACTCGCTTTGGGCAAGTGGGTATTCATAGCTCATGTCCCACTTCCACGCTCGGTTGACCATGCAACGGCCAGGGCTCGTCATGGCGGCGTCAATCAGCGTCGGTCCCGGCTCATCCCCGTCATGCCTAGCGGCTCGCGATCCAGGCCATTCTCGGTATCCCGCTCCCAATGCCACAAAGGGGACCGTCCTGGGCACCGGTTCCGCCGGCCATTTCCACACAGCCATGCCGCGTGAACGGTAGTACTCCGCATAGATGTTCTCGGTCCACCACAGCCGATAGAGACTTGGCGCGTAGAAATTAACACGCGGCCCGACCCGACCCTGGCCATGGCTGCTTGGCGCTCCGTACCAGATGATCTCCGCAGCCGGACACAGATCGCGGGCTATGCGGTCGAAGGCAATCAGCTTCTCGGCAATACAGCTATCGTGACGAGTCTCTGCATCCCAATCAAGTCTCATCTTCTCGTGGTCGTAGACGATGAACCCGATCGGCACGTTCCTCTGGTCGGTACTTCGCTTAATATGGCTAAGTCGCTCGTGGAAACTACTGAGCGTAGCGTTGTGTCGCCAGGAGTCCTTGCACGGATTCAAGCCATCTTCCCAGCCACCAGTGTGATAAGGTGAGAAATGAACGGCCAACACCGTGCCGGGCACCGCTGCCGCAATCTGGCGAGCCGACGCCCAGCGACTCGGACGAAACCAATTCGCCGAGATGGACACGCATCCCGAGATGCGCGCAAACGCTTCAGCCAACCGCCGATTCTTCGGCTCGAACCATTCAGGCGCGTGCGGCCAGCTCAGGACTTTACACTGGAAAGGCTGCATCCCGTCCAAGCGAGCCGCGTACTGCGCGCGAACCTTATCCCAGTTTGTTCTGGCACTTTTCGTCCGAGGCTTAGACTTGGTACCGGGCACCTCGGCCTTTAGCCTTCCCACTTTCGTCTTTTTTGCTAGCGTAGTTTTTTTCGCCTTCATGGATGCTCCTTCACGAAGCGGGTTTCGCCCGTTTTGACCAAAGCCTTAAACTCGTCCAGTTGGCGTTCGATCTCCTGCAATACCACCCAGAAATTTGTCACCGGGCATATCCTGGAATTCGGGCAACGCACAGACTCGATGAGGTTTTCCCAGCTTTGTAGTTTTAGGCGAATCGCCACTTTGTTCATTTCATCCTCGCACAAACAACCGGGCGCCCCGTGCCTTTACCCTTTTTGACGGCAACGAGGGAAAGTGCTGCCATATCTAGCCCTTCCCGGGACACGCCGCGGAGAGCAGTAGGCGATTACCGGTTTGGTTAGAAGCCAACATTTCGTACCCATTACGTCTCGGGACGCCCGGTTCGATTCAATGCGGCGGGCCGGTCCTACCCCGGCCATGGGTGGGCAGCGCTTTGCCGGACAGAAATCCAGAGTTGTCATGCCCTATCTTCGCCTCAGCATGCGAGGCCCCAGCTCGACTTGCCTGCGTGTCATGTCGCCACGCCGCCGCCGCATAACTCACGACTGCTGCCGCTTTCCAGTTCCGTGACAATCGGGGCACTTTACAAAATGCCAACCATCGTTTGCCGGCCTCTTGGCCTCAGCTTTAAGCCACAAAGATTGCCAGGGCTCCTCCATATCATCCTTGCTGACAGGTACAACACCCGTTCCTTCGCATTGCCCATCACAGCATGTCTCAGGATCAGGATGTGGAATCCCCAACGCAGTGTAACGGTCAACAATTTCGATTCTGTCCTTCATCCATCTTCTCCTTTCAAAACTGCGACGGGCTGATCCTGTCTTGGCCGACGATCGGTGACTTATGGCACGTCCGGCTGAGTTTCTGTAACCGCCGCCGCATTCACTTGTCAAATGCTCCGCGCGCCTTCGCCCGACGCTTGATCCACGCCAATCGAGCTTTTGCGGTTATGACCAATTCGTCTAGATAAGTTTGAAGGGCTTCGTCGCCTTCGGAGGGGCAGGGGGACTTTTCAAGTTTCTCGGCGAAGGCGTTAAAAGTGCTCCTGCCCGCGCCCCGGTTAGCACAGGGCGCGTCATCCGTCTCAGTAGCACCTAGCACACACTTGTGGCAGCCGCCCGACAAGTTTGTGGCAGTGGCCCGACAAAGTGAGCAACTTGTGTGGCTCCCATAATTAACCGCCCACCAGGTGACGTATTTACCGGGGTTCGCAATCAGCTTTTCATACGCGGTGATTGTCTGGTCCAAAGCCTTTAACATCTTTTTGTGGAATCGTCGTCGGGCCATTAGTTGTTCTCCTAGCAGTAAACCGCGTTTCGCAACACGCCTCACGGAGCATGTTGCTTGCTAAAGCCCTTCGGTTTTTCCTCACCCCTCCAGCTCTTCGGCCTTTGCGGTCTCCCTGGCCGCCTCGGTCTCACTCTTCAACCGTTCGATCAACTCACCCACGGCATCAAGGTACTAGGAGGCGCTGAGGTGTCGCAACTTGTCCTGAGCGATGCCAATCAGGTCTTCGAATATCATCTCGGTTTCATGCTTCATCCTGTACAACTCCTTCGTCGCTTCGCCTTGTTCTGCTGATTTTCCCGAGTAGTCTGGCACATTTCGAACAGTAAGTCTGACAAGGTTCTTGGGTCTGAACCCAACCACGGGGCAGGGCGTCCGCCCCGGGTATGCGTAGACGACTGCGTAGCCCACATAAGTCACATCTGTATCGTCCGAGGCGCTTAATCATCCCTTCGCCGTGACCTCCACCAGCTCGAAGATTGCGGCGTCCTTGCCGGCGAGCCTCTTTAGGATGGCCTTTGCTTGAAGCTCCGTGGTGGGATGAATGTATACGCAGCCGATCTTGTCATACACAATTCCATCGCGATAGCCCGCCACGAACCGGTCATTGCGTTTAGCCTTTGCCATCTGGAACCTCGACTAGCTCGAAGATCATGCCGCCACCGCCAGGTAATTTTTTTGCCTCGGTCCGCGCCTGAATCTCCGTCATTGGTTTCAAGAAGAGTCTGCCGCGCAGACCACGAATCGCCTCAAACCTGCTGGTGACACAGACTAAGCTGTAGCCCGCCAAGAAGCGATGCTTATCTTTACCCTTGCCCATTGGTTATTCCTCCAGGGAGCGTCGGAAAGGCTATATGACTACTTAAACCAGCCGCGAAGAATTGTCCGGCCGTCTCGCAGGGAGCCGTAACTGTAACCGGCACGCTTGAGCCGTTCACGAACATCACGCCGGGTTGGTTCGTCGAAAATGGCAGCCAGGGTAAAAACCAGGCGACCATCATCAGCAGGACCGTCAAACTCCAAATATTCCTTGGCTAACTTTTGCGCCTTACGAATCTGCCGCTCTTGCGCTCTGGTTAGTTGTCTACTTTCTCTTTTGGCCATTGGTCATTCCTCCGGTGGCAGAATCGTCACTCCGTTTCACCTACCGCGATACTCCCAGCCCCGATACTTCCACCAGATTTGTTCAAGCCTGTCGAGCTCTTCGCGTTTCCAGCCGTAGGCGAGACAGCGAACTAGAAACTCGGCACACAAGCGCACCTTGACACGTTTATTCATTTCATTCCTTCGACAGTAGCATCGTTACGATGTCGCCATCGTTTCATCTCAATCTCCTTTAATCAGACCCCGCCGGCGGACCGGGAACGTCCCGGCTGAAGAACTGAGCGTTCATGCCCTGGCTGTTGGGGCTGAGCTTCATTTGTCACCGGCGGGGCTGTTACTTTTACTGTGACAAAGTTCGTCGTGTTCGCATCGTCTGCAGTCGTTTTTTCCATCACCCTCATATTTCTCACAAACAGGTGGAATAACATCTACAGCCCATTCTAATGGATCGCACACGCAACCGTCCGGCTGTTCAATCCATTGCGGCTCGTGATGTTCAGCTTCACTCAGACCGCAGACTCTACAGATTCGTTTCATTTCTCACCAGCGGGGCCTTTTTGTAACCGAGGGCAACTAGATATTCGTCGAGTACGGCAGTCGCCAAGACTGGTCCGCCGTATTTTTTCGCATACCGTTCGCCAGTAATCAGCCAAGGCTTTCGATTATGCCGCCAAACCACGCAGGGCTTACAGTTCGACAAGGCGTCTCGCTTCGCTTGCTGTAACGCATGGCGCAACTCCGCTGACCAGAGCGTCATCCGCTCCGAACGCTTAACCTCAAAATGCAGCCCTGGAATCGAATGTCTCACGTCAGGCGAATCGCCACCGCCACGATGTTGCTGACCGCGCTCGGCTTCAACCCGTTTGCCGTCCGGCCCAACGAACTGGCGCAGGTACTTCGCCAGGTCTCGCTCGCCGCGTTTGCCTTTATCGATACTGACGATTCGTTTCTTGCTCACGGCTGATCTTCCAAGAGCGGTTCGCTTTCACGCTTCACGATGTCGCGGAGTTCGGCGACGAGCCCTTCCCGAGCATCCTTTTTGTCCTTCAACTCTCCGGCTATTTTCTTGATCTCCGCATCCACGACCGTTAGATCGTGTTCCACCCGCTGCGCTTCCTGCAACAATTTCACTGCGATTTCCGGTCTCATGGTTTCTCCTTTGCCTTTTCGTCTGCGATCTTACTGAGCAACAAGCGCACAACTGCTAAGCCCGCGATGCGGCAGTCGGTGATATTTGCCACACCCTGGATTTCACCCAGATCGTTTAGGATGCTTCCAGTAGCAACTTTCCGCGTAATGTCGTCAATCAGACCGCGCAGAAGCCCCAAGCGATACATGCAATCTGCTTGAAGATCATCATGCTCCTTCTGAAGTGTCATCTCGTCCCTTTCGGTTATCGGACTGCCAAAATCGTCTCTAAGCGTTTCGGGGGTGCCCAGCTATGGGTCGGGCTCGTAAAATCGCGCCACGGGGCCAAGATCGCTTCTCAGGCCCAATCAGGCGCCGCCGCCTCCAGGCAACGAGCCTGGCGTCGCGTCGTGCGACTCCACGTCGCCGCCGGCGCTCTTTGGCCGACGGAAAGAGGGCCAGTCGCAGAGCCAGATGCCGCCCGTTTCTAACAATCGGCCATAAATACTCAGACCGATTGACAACTTGAACTCATCGGGTTCCTGATTGCTAATTAGCACCGTGTCGAGTTTGTCGCCATAACGCACGTCGATCAGGTAGGTTAGCAACCGGTTTTCCCAATCGCTACCACCGCGCTCATGGGCATCATCCACAATCAGCAGTGTTCGTTTCGTGAACTCGTCAAGTTGCTGGCGCTCAGTCGGGCCGTTTGGCCGATATGCCTCGCGGATGCCCATGAAGATGTCGAGCGTCCGAACATATAGCGGCCAAGGCCGCTCCGATGTTTCGATGTGGTGACGAACCAGCTCAACCGCGAGCTGTGTCTTGCCCGTACCCCGCTCACCGAGCAAGGCAACGAGAAAGCCGTCGCCAAGCCGTTCACTAAGCCCATCCAGCTTTTGCCTCCACGGCACGCAGATGTTCTCGATTACAGGAGCGTGCCGGCGTGGGATACCAGCGTTCGCCCCGGCCCTCCGGCGCCGAGTCTGAGTTTGCATCCTCTCCAATTCCGCAATACTTGGCATATCAGAAGCGGGTGGCTTCGCCAGGATCGGAGGCATACTCTCCTGGATGGCGCTCGCTCCAGGTAGTCGGCGGTTTTCGAGCACCTGTTCGTACTGCTTTTCCGTCATCACTTCGGCTCCATTCTTTGGGATCATCATCGTACCGGCCGTGGTTCATCCACGTCGTCGGGTGCGGCGTGTAGGCGCCGGCCTGACCGGCTGGACTGGCCGCGAACTCCTTGACACGAGCGAGAAGCCAATCGGCGGCGTCGACCATCCCGTCCCGCTTGGCGATTTCCCGGAGTGCTTTCTCGATTGCGAGCATCGCCTTCTTCTTCCCGACCTTCCGTGGATAGGTCCGATAAATCGTCTCAATCTCTGATTTCGAACAAGAGTATTTTTGGGTCTTCTTCTTGGGTCTAGTTCTTGGTTCTAGTTTATGTCCGATTTTCGGACACGGGCCGTCCGATTTTCGGACACGGGCCGTCCGATTTTCGGACACGGCAGGTGCGTCGGGCGGTTCATTTTCAGACACGTCTTTTTTCCAGTCCGGCCAACCCGGTATTCGATAGCGGTTCGTTTGCCGACGCGCATTCCGGCCAGCGCGTTCTACCGTCAATAGGCCCAGATTCAATAATCGATCAATCGAACCGGAAACGGTTGATTCAGCAATGTGACAATCTTGGGCCAAAGAATGGCGACTCGGCCAAGCTGTGCCGTTTTTGTCCATGCGATTCCAAAGGACTGCAAAAACTAGCTTAGTCGTGCTTGTCAGATCGCGGCGACTCAAAATATCACGAGGTAGTTTCACAAAGGGCGTCCATTTGATTCCCATGCGGGGATACCCGAAACACGGCTCGCCCGAGTTTGAATGCGGCAGAGAGCAGCCGGACGGTCCCTCGCGGTAACCGAGAACTCGGGCGAGCCGTGTTCAAGGAGAAAATACGAGATGATGCGACTCTCTTAAACATTCCACCCCACATCTTGACCCCGTCTCCCGGGCCTGTTAAGGCCGTTTCTCAACAATGCGGCGGGCCGATAGGCACCAACTTCAGTCCGCTCTAACCGACTACTGGACCTCCTGGTGTAGTACGACGCGCTTGCGCCACGCCGCCGCCGCATTCATTCCTTCGGTTCGCCGAGGTCCTTCAAAATCTCTTTCGTCATTTCCCAGGACTGATACTCAGCCTTCTTGATCGCCGCATCCCTGATTTTGAAAAGCCCCGGAACCGCCTTTCGATACCCGTTGGCAGCTCGCACAATGTAAGCCGCAATGACTTCGCGTTGTTGCCGATTCTTTCCATACAGACAATCTACTATCGCGTAGTCATGGACATTGCGAACGAAACACCCTTCCCCCGGCCTAACATTCCAAGGCAACGCGAGATCGAACCACTCCTCAGGCGGTGCATCGTCCTGGACGGATTCGATGAGTTTCCTGAGCCAATCACGGAGCAGTCTCTCGTGGTCAAGCCCAACATGGGATCCTTGAAAGATGTCGAATTTAAGCCGCTCCGCCGCCGCATCTAGTTTCCCTTCGTCGATCTTCATTCAACGTTATCCTCTGGTTGATCTCGTCCTCTTAACTCTGTCAGCCATGCTGGCGCAACACATTTCCAGCCGCCCGGTCCAGCAAGTCTATAGCCGAGATCAATCATTGCCGCCGCGTTAGGTGCAGTATCCCCATAGAACAATTTCGCTGCGCGCAACAGTTCATCCGGCGAAACGTCCTCTAGTTTCACTTTATCGATTTCCACACTTCGACCTCATCTGCAAAACCAGCAATACGGGCGCCTGGTTTGTTGAATGCGCGATCTAGTAAACGACTCAAGCGCACGCGAGCCCGTGTACTCAGATCGGCCGTTCGTGTGTTCACGTCCTTCCATTCGCCATCGTTGCAAATTTGGATGACGACGCGCATTTCCTTGATATCCTGTTGGCTTCCGTAGATGTCACATTTTCGGACTTCTTCAAGCATTGCTATTTCCTAATTATGAGCAGCGTTAAGGAGTTCGTTTTCTTCTCTTGTGAATCCCGTAGTGAGCAACGATTTTCCTGCTCGCCACAGAATCGCGCGATTCTGGACTGGCGGCGAACATTGCGGACAGCTATTAGGTGCATCCGGATTATCCGCAGGCCCCCAGTAATATACGCCATGTTTGGGGCATTCAAGTTTCATCCACCAAGGCATTGCTATTTCCTTTGATTCTTGAGTCGCCGGACACATCGTACACAAAAGCTACCATCATCAGCAAGACCGCTACCATGACCGAAGATCCAACATCTCAGACGCTTTCGCCACCAATACAGGTGACAATCCAGCCACGAGTTTTCCCATCGCCAAATCATTCCACGTATTCCAGCCGCAACTCAGGCGTCGTGTGCATTGCCATTCGGGGTCTCCACTGGTACGCCCTTGGCGCCACATGCCAGACATTCGCGCCCACTAAGGCTCTTATCCCAGACTGTTTCCCCCGGACAATTCGGACAGCGCAATAGCTCGCATTTGGCAGGTTGTGCCGGTTCGCCGTCAAACATGCGGCCGATGTCTGTGCCGCCATTTGTTGGCGGCGGTTCAGTCTCCGTCTTTGTCGTATTGGCAATCGCGGCGACTGGTTTCCGCTTCCGCGTCTTCGGCTCGGCGGCTACTTTATCCAGCAGCTTTGCACCAGTCGTGCGGTCAATAGTTACTGGTGGGGCTTGCTCTTTCAGTTGCTCCTTCAGCGCCTCGGTTCCGCTAAGTAGCGCCGTGCTCTCAGTCAGCGGACTCTCGGGGTAATCAAGCAGTTCTTCGGTACATGCGATTCCACGGAGCACGTCCGGGAATGTATCGCGCAGGCAAAAGCTCCGGGCGCGCATTTGCAACATACGCTGCGGGTAGGCCTGCCATGAACCTTGCTTGTTCCACAGGCCGGCCTTTTTCGCCTCAGCGACACCGAAGCGCCGCTCGGTCCAATCGCTGCGACCCCGTCGCTTCGCCCGGCAAATAGCGGTTATCTCGTCGCCGTTGATATTGATCGTCTCGGCGATCCCTTCACAAAGCGGCGAAGCCTGAACGACCGCCAGAAACCCATCACCCCACAGTGATGGCCGGCCGTTGATGACGGCGATTGACTGCACGCTCTGCATCGGCGATAAACCGACCTCGGCACCGTGTTGGATCGCGACCAGAATCTGCGCCGGCTGGTCCATCCCTTTCGGCGCCATGCCGGATTGGGTAACGAATTGGGCAAAGCGCCATAGGTCATCGAGGGTGCGCAGTTCAAGGCCGCGCTGGCCCATCGTGATCGGCGCCAAAGCGGTCTGTTGAGTCTTGTCATTTGCGCGTTCAGGCATGTTTCGGTTTCCTGTATCTGAGCACCCGAAAGGTGTTTTCGGCTCTAGTATGAGCCGGAACCGTCTGTTCGAGAAAGGTGATACTGCCTGCATCGCCGCCGTCGCCAGCTTCGGCGTCGCCCATCGCGGCGAGGATAAGCCGCTTGGTTTCTTCGGAGAATTTTACCGCGCGCGTTTTTTGTTCCTGGGCCATTTGCCAACTTTCCACGAGTTCAGGTCGTATCGGCACAGTCTTCTTTGGTTCCCGCCGCATGGCCCGTAGGATCGCCAGCGGCGGAACCGTCGCGCCCTCTGGTGGCACGCGGGCCACAACGTGCTGATTCCACCACTCCACAAGCTTTGCGACCATGAGCTTAATCAGCTCGTCATCACGGTTCACGCGGTAGAGCCGGCGCTCGGGCCGGTAGCGGGCCAGGAGCACCGGTATCCATACGGTTTGAAGCTCTGCCACGTACATCTGGTGCTGAACCTGGGCGATGACGTATGGCGGAACCTGATCCGTTCCCTCGTCGCCCCATTCGTCAACGTGATCCGGCCCGACGTACTTGGCCTCGATCGCTTCCGGTTTTCTGACGACCGTGGCGTCTAGGGTGCAGCTCAGCAGTTCGTTATCTGAACCTTTACTGACACGGAAGAGCCCGCGCTGAGAGGTTTTCACGCCGAGCTTCTCAGCCACGAAAGCGATCAACGGCGCTTGAAGCCAGTGCCCCATCGCCTTTGATTCTGTTCGTTTGTCAGAGACAACTGGGCTGATCTTGTCGTAGTAGACATCGGCTTCGCCGCCCCATTCAGGCGGATAGAGTGCGAGAATCTTGGGATCGTCCGTCCCGGTGACATGCTTCTGCCGGCGCTCAAGTGCGTGTTGGCTGAGGCTGCTCATGTCTTCGGTTTCTTCGCTTCTTCAAAGTACGGCAGGGCGAACTCGATCAAGTCTCTAACGACCCCAGTAATCGTAGTGCGATCCCGAGCGGCGATTACCCTTATGCGCTGGAGTGTCATATCCGCACATTTCAGGTAAAACTGGGGGTTGCGCGCGCCCTTGCTTGGTTTGCATCTTCGCATTGGTCACTCTATCCTTCGCACTTTGATCGTGTCTTCCTGAACGAAGCAGCCCCGTAACTTCGGATTCCACTGGAGTCGGCTCAATGCCGTACCCTCTACCTCCACCTGTAACTCAGCAATCTCGATCGCCTCTTCCAGAGAGTCGGCCCGAATCTCGATTTGCGGCCCGACGATCTCGATAGTACGGTAAGCTTCGACAAAGAAGCTGGTCTTTCCATCGCCCGGTCCGTTCTGGCCTTCCCATTCGTCGTGCTTAAGATCGGCGATATCCGGCGGCATCAGCGCTCCTGCTTCTTTGCCTTGGCGATTGCGTCATGAAGCAGAATTTCGATCTCGCGACCCGTTGAGGATAAGGTGTTGAAGGTGCCAATCCACTCCCAGGCCGCCTTGCACGCCGTTACCAGCTCCGCGTTCAACTCTTCCCGTCCAGTGGGGTTGATGTAGTCCTTCGTGATCTCGCCGTGACGTTCCACGGTGTCAGCAACTTGCGCGGCTGCGAAGCTCAGGCGTTCTGATATGGTTCCAACAGCGGCGCGCAGCGCGGCAAGCTCGTAACAGATTGCTTTCTTTCCGAACTCCGCCTCGTCGTTTGCGAGGACAAAACAACGCTTGGCATCAGAATCAAGCTCAGCCATCATTCACTTTTCTTCCGTTATGTCATGTTCGGCCTGAATCAGTACACGCAGATATTTTGCCGTGGAACCGTCGGGGCACTGAAACGTTTCTTCTAGGGTCTTCAGCGCTCTCTCGCAGCCACCGAGTAGAGCTGCTATGCGCCCTTCAAGCTCCGACAATTCCTCCCTGTCGCCAGCGTGGGAAATGTGTTCAGTCATCATTTATTCCGTCGTCAGCAAATCGTACATGCTCAGCAGAGCGAAAATCGCTCCACCAATGGCGAATAAGAATGCCGCAATCAGGCAGATGCGCAAAAGCCAAAAGTCGAAAGCCGTCATGCTTCACTCCGTCCTCAGGAGACTGTGAATCGTCAGTACCAGTCCCAGGATCACAGCGATGACCACGCAGATACCGAAGATCAAGCCGCTTATCGTGATGTCTCTCATATCATGCCCCTGTCCGCCGAGAAGGATGGGCGGGTCGCTAGGCTGTTGGGACTCAGCCTGAGTAAGCTCGGCCCTCGACGCAAGCGACCCGCCCTGTTGGTGGTCAAGAGAGCACCCAGCGCTATGGGCAACCGGGTGCTCTTCGGAGGGGAAAGAAGCCATTAGGATGGGCGGGCCGCCTCGTTTCTGGCCCACTTCTGAAGGAGCACCAGTAGAAGTGTGATCCAACGGCCCGCCCTTCAGGTGGAGAAAAGGCAAAAGAATGGCGCCAAGTCGCACGGAACCTGGGGCTAAGGCTGCTTCGTGCGGAGTAGCCTTGAGCCACTCAACCGTATCCGGGTGGGGTTTCACCTTGGCGCCATTAAAAGGACCTTCGGCTGGGCCGATGGCCGGGGACGCGTCCCACGGGAGACCGCCGGGAGCCGAAGACTTGCTCGTTAAAAAAACTTCGGGGCGGTGGAGAATACACGCCGTTCCTTTTCTGGCCACAGAGACGACGTGTGCCAGACACCCACAAAGCCCCGAAGTGTTAGCTGTCGCGCTCTCGCGCGACAGCCGGTTGCCCCCTGGGGTAGTGCCGGCGGATGTTCCGCCGTTATCGCGAAAAGCTCGAACAGGCAATCCGCGACAGGGGGTTAATTGACCGCCGAGGATCATCGCCGTGGTAGCTGGCTCCGACGGTTCGCGCGCAAAAAGGCCACCGGGGCGCTTCGCTGCATAGCGCCGGACGGACCAGGAGGGGTAGTCCGCATCGGCTGCGATCGGCAACCCCGATGGCTGGGGGACACGATGCCCTTCCCTACTGATCCCGGTCGGCCTGTGTCGCCGTGTCCCCATTACGCACTTTCTACTTCATCCGGGGCCGGTGCCGGCATAGACCTTGCTAACTCGCGCTCCTTAAGCCAAGCCCAAAGGACGTGCTGCGCGCGCAGGGTCACTTTCATGCGGCCCTGGAACTCCGGCCCTAACAGGCCCTCTATTCTGCGGTTCAGCTCTTGGCTGATTCGTACAGTTACAAAATCTTCTAATTCCTGCGCGCTCATTATCGCTTCTCCTACTGATACGATACCACAAGATTTATAGAATGTCAAATAGGAATTTAATACAATTCAGAGATTGTCGTAAGAATAATACCCAGCTCGGCTTACGGCAAGCCCGTCGGCTGATCTATTGGCGCATGCTCCCCCGGTGGCGGTCCCGCGCGAACTCGACTCGGATAAACGCGTCTCCGGCGTGGATAATTGTGCCCCCCAGCCTTGCGTTTACTTTTCCCAGCGCTATCCCGGATCTTCACTCGCTTCCGTCGTGCCTTCGCTTTTGGCTTGCTCTGTGGTCGCCGCTTAGCCATCGCTCTCTCCTGGATCAATCACCATAGTCCCGCTCGGAGGGGCCAAACCAGCTTGGCCTCGCTCCAGTTCCCGGTATCGCATGCATTCTACGCAGGCGTGTTGGACCAAGGCTCGTGAGCCAGACGCAGTTATCCCCGGAAACTCCCGTGAAAGCAAGTCTACGATCCACCGGCTTATCTCCATCTGGTGTTCTTTGGGCCGGCTCTTCGTCACAGATTCATTCGGCATCGCCTTATCCACCATAGTCAGGCCCGGCCAATATCACACCCAGTCGCTGTTGGCCTTGAGCGGCTTCCAGAACCTCGATCTCCGCCTTGGATCTTTCTGCTTGATATTTTCTTGTCTCAGTAAACGGCCCAGAACCGTATTGCGTCATCCAGCCATACAAGTGTCTCAAGAGTTTTTCAATCTCCGCTTCCTGGCGTTCGGCCGGAAAATCGGCAACTACGAACTCGCTCCAATCCGCCAGAAAGACCAGCGCATCATCGTCGTACCTGGCCAAGTCGGCACGCAGTTCCTTGACCGTCATCTGGCAGGCTCGCTGAATTCAACCTTCAGGGTTATTGTCCCAGCCCCTCTTAGCGCATGGCCTTGAGTCCCATCAGCCTTCACACATTCCACCGTTTTCCCGTCAACGTCCACTTCTTTCAGTGTTATGCGCGTAGGCCATTGCGGGCCACCGATCTGATTGAGAATCACGAAATCTGTTTCCTGGTCCAATTGTAATGTCGTGGTGGTCATCGTTTACTTCTTTGCCTTGCGGCGTTTAGTGGCCTTGAGTGTGCCGTCGCCTTTCTTAATGACGGCCGCTGATTCCTTCCCTTAGGGCATCTTCGCGCATTCAGGGCACAGCCAGGGGACCATCGTTGTGTTCATCTGATCCTCCGGCCACCACCCCTTGCATCCCTGGCAGAACTGGAAGGCCCAAGTATCCCTCAAAGGAGCGTCCCGCACCTCCTCCACGAGAGCCTCTGGCTCGTCCGTGTGTATCATCTCCTCCACCAGGAGCTTACCCGCCTCATCCGCGAGTTGTAACTTGAGCTTCGTCATCTGCCCCAGCTCCTCTGGCAGTGACTCGCGTTCATAGGTGCAGTCCTTTACTACCACGTTGTCGGATGTCTGAATGGCGTCCTGGAGCTTCCGAACCTGAAGCAACTCCCTTACTCGGCGACGATCAAGTTCCTCGTTTAACGCTGGTATGGACTCGTTGTCTGGGCTGAGGCTTTCATGGGCCGCCCGAAGATGTCGCCAAAGTTCGTCGTCAGTCATGTCTTGAAGAGATGCCATACGGGGATTATAACACAAATTCCACGGCAATGCAAGGAAAAGCCCCCCCGCGACCTTCTAATATATATATCCCCGCCCCGCATGGAACCGGAACCATGGGGGGGACACCGCCGGCGTCACGACCCAACTCTCGCGAATGGTGGAAGCGGTTACGGCACAGAATCCACATGCCTCTTGACGGTAGCATGTGAAATCTACACACTCTCTGCCGGCAGATCGGCCGGAAATCGCTGTCGCATTCAGCACGGGCACCGATTGGCACTGAGCTAACCGTTGCAAAATGCAACGCCCTCACCCTCGCCTCCCAACAACGTGTCACCGGCTTTCAGCCAGGTGACGGGAATCCGTCAGTGTGACGCCCACTCACGGACCCGAAGTGACGGTTTTCCGTCACCCCCGCTTCTACCTTTGCGGAATTTGTCCCAATATTCCCATGAATTCCCCTTGACATTGCTTGGATTTGTGTTAGACTTCTAATAGAACAAAGGAGATTACAATGGCAACTCTGGCAACGATTGACCTGCATTACCATGGTGGAGTGGTAACGGCCAGCGCCAAGGAGAGCACGCGATGACAAGCCCAGCAACGGCTAAGGTTGAGATGTTCGGGCCATACAAGGTCTTTTCCACGCAACGGCGCATTGCAGTGTATCTGGCCGACGACGGCACTGAGGTTCGTCAGGGCTTCTCGCCTCTGTTTCAGAGAGAGGCCGATCGGATGGCAGAGGCACACGGCGGACACGTTGAAGTTGAACACTATTGGTCGGTAGGCCGCATGATCGACGGCGCCTGGAATGGTCAGTTATGTGCACGGCGAGAAGAAGCGGTCACGTTGGCGGAGAAATGGCTAGCGTCAGCGACCTGAGCGCGAGCGCCCCACGGGGCGCCAGCGCCCGGGCCGCAAAGAAAGGATAGGTGCTTAGTGGCAAAATCAGCTAGTGAACTTCTCACCCAGATACTCGATGAAGAGCTAAACAAGCTAACGGGAGACTCTAGGCTTCGCCCACGGTGGTCGCACTTGAAGAACCGGCAGAATATGTATCGCTACTTTAAGACTGATTCAGGCTGTTATAGTTGCTGGTCGCCACATCGGGCCGACGACGGATTCTTTTACACGTGGACGTTGCGCCCGGTAGGAACATCTGGAAAGTTTTTGTCCACTGAGAATGTTCGGAACCACAAGCTGCGATGCCACGCGAAGAACGTAGCGCGGCAAATGGTAACAAAACTGGCACAATAAACCGGGCCGCATGGTGCGGCTGGGAGATAGGAGCAAAGCATGACTGTACGGGGCTTTCGCGCACGAATCGCGCGGCTAGAAAATCTCCTGTACCAAATCGCAAAGTTGGCCGACTTTGAACCAGATGATCTCGCTATACACTTAGGCGAGAGACTCATAGCAATTGAACACCTGGCCTGCGCTGGCATGTCCACGGCAAATCTGACGAAGATGCTGGAAGAAGGGAGCAACCCATGAGCGCGCACACACCAGAACCATGGGAAGCTGAGATTGTTGTTTCAGATCGGGGCGGGTGGGACATCCCAGTACAGATTGTCACAATTTCGGCCGGTGAACAGATCATTGCCCACTACGAGACAAAGACCGTTGAATATCCCAC